GCAGGTTCCAATGACAAGGGTTGGTGATGCTATTTGTGTGAATGGCAGTCGCGACTTCATTGAGAGGCAGATGACTAAAAACAGAGATACATGCCTAGTTTGCGGAGAGATTCACGGTATCGGTAATCTTCCATGTCCATACATTAGGGTTGAGTGATGCTGATTGGCGCAAGGGCGATATCAATTGTGGTAGCAATCGGCCTTTTTTGTGGCTCTCTGTATGCTGCATATCTGCATGGTCGCTCAACTGCCGCCGCCGAGATTGAGTCAGAGCAGGCAAAGCAGCACAACAAGCAGTGGGTTGAGCTGTTTGCGCTGCAGGGTCAGCTTACAACTCGTGATTTGCAGCTTGCAGAAGAGCAGCAAAAGAAAGCGCAAGTGCGAACCGTAAAGGTTATCGAGAAAGAGGTGATTTATCGTGACCGCATCAAAAATCCTGATACCGCTAAGTGCGTTGCTGATAGCGGCCTGTTCGACCTCTACAACTCAGCCTACGGCCTGTCCGGCGATACCGAGTGACCTAATGGTGCCACCATCACCACTAATGCGCATAGAGTCACCAGAGCAAGCGCCAGAAGCGATAAAACATAACGCAAGAGAGTTGCTTGGAGATAGGGATAGATTGATTAGGTTTCAGGAAAAATTTAAGCCCCTGTGAAGGGGCTTTTTATTATGACTCCAACTTTTCAATCAGCTTTTCAAGTTCATCAATCCTTTCCCAGCACTTCTGAACAGCCCTCACTGCGGCATATCTTAATATCCTCCATGAATAACTCTGTGAGCATTTCATAGAGGGTTTCTAAGGCACTCTTTTTATCGGCCATTACAATTCCTAGCAATAATTTGACTGTACGTAATACGAGGTATGGTGAAGGAATCTCGTGATACAAGGCTTATCCTACCAGTGTGAATGTGTATAGGTTTAAACACCAACAGCATTTAACACTAGGACAACATCCCAGCCAGAATAAACATCGCGAGCTCAGTGTAACGGATTCCATAAATAACCTCAGAAGCACCAGTCACAGGGTCAGTAGCTACAGCATCTGCGCACACAAAAGAATAGTTAAAAGGCTCCAGCCCTTTGGAGTGAAGTATATCTATTACTGATTGCGCTCCAACACCAAAGTGCACCCTTGCCGCACTCTCCCCCTTTAACACAATAGCATCAACCCACTTAAATCCACGTATCGTCTTTGCTATTGCAATAGCAGCTTCGCGCTCTATGTCACTAATATCTACAAACAACTTCTCACGCTCATCAGATGTATTTATCGTCCCGTTTGTCAGGAACAGCTCATTGAATTTCCGACTAGCTGCGCCTATGTTGTACGGTGATTTAGTCGGAAGCACAGCCCCGTCTGTTTCCTGCAACCCACCATTGATGACTGCTCCCGCTGGTATTCCTAAGCCTATTGTTGTTTTGCTGGAAATCCCACATGTACGGAATGTCGATCCACCAACATTCGAGGGTGAATCAGAAAAAAATGAACCATACGGAAAATCAACAAAGTCAACTGTTGACATTGTAATATCCACTGCGTCGCACCTGCTAAGATTAACTGCCCACGGACAACTACCAAGTATTGCAAGCCTGTGTATTGTAAGTTTTTCAAAATATGCATGCAATAGTACCCCTGCCGCACTACAATCATACAGCGAGATGTTTGTCGCTGAAAGCTTGCTTCCACGAGCCATTCCAAATGCAGCATCGACTATTGCACACCCGCGCATTTCAAGGTCTGTAATTGATATTTTGTTCAGGGTGCCACCATCAAATGGCATGCATACTGAGTCCCTAATTTTAACGGATGTGCAGGTGCATCCATCAAAGTTACCACTTGGGCTCAGTGAGTTACTAATCACTATGTCCTCAATCAAGCCCCAATCGGTAAACAGGGCTCCATTGTCGGAACCTACAACTCTAGCCTTTCTGATAGTGGAGCTAGCCCGATATCTGCCAAAGATGAATACTGAATCGCAGTTTGTTGTTTTTATCATGTCAATTACCACAGGAGAAACTGGACTCATTTTAATAGATGACGTATCAACTCCTGGTGTTTTGGCGCTTGAGCTTAACTCTTGATAATCTATGAGAGAGTACTCCGGCGTAAATGCTCCAGACTCTATTTCAAAGTGAACTAAGTTTTCAACTAATACCCTGCCACGCACTAGGTCGTCCCTTAGCACCCCTGTTATGTTGCTGCCGGAGCTAAATCTGCTGTCTGCGAAAACATAGCATCCAAGGTACTCCCCGGTCAGATTCTCTTGGTGAGAGGAATAACCATGAGGTGCCATTATGTTGTAACTGTTTGCAGGAGTTTTAAAATGTATGTTTGTGAATGTGGTGCGCAATCCACACCATAATCCAACCCCATCCACAGAGTTGCGATCCTGCAGTACTGTAATACCTACACAGAACCCATCAGCCTCGCCAACTGTTGTGTAGGTAGTGTAGTCTACAAAGGCATCAAATGTGCAATTGTCAAAACTAACATATTGGGGTAGGTTTTTATCGTACCCCCTTAGATCAACACCAATACAGCACAGCCCAGCCTCTAAATTTGCGATAAAATCTGGATTTTTAAGCATCCCGACGTTTTTGACGTTGACTGCATGGGTAAACCAAATCCCACGCAGCACGGAACCCCTCGGGGTAGTCATGTAGTATACCAATGGATTCTTAAAGTGAAATCCATGGAAATCAACCTCTGGGGTTTTGTGCAAGTTCGCATATGCAATCATCTTGGCGAATTTTGCTTGTTGGTCTAATACCAGTTCGCGATCATCAACAATACCAAACTTGCGAATATCGAACCCATCGACAAGCTCAAAGCTATAAGACCCAACATCAACTGATGTGGCGCTTGGCACTGTCACAATATAGGAACCACCACCACCATCACCAATGGAATAATAACCAGCAGTAACAATTTTGCTCCCTAGTGAAAAATTAATTCCAGAGGAAGCTATGCTGGCGAGTGCTGGGATATGCATTACCACAACGTAGCTTTTATCACTAAACCCACTGGTTGCAGTACCAGGCGGATAAGTCCCAGTGGCACCGGAGAAGGCTTTACCAGTGGTATCATCAAGCGCCACGTCATTGATATTTACCAGCGTGAAACCAGCAGCAAAACTTCCGTCCACCAAGTTATAGCCCGCCTCGGCATAGCTGCGGCGGATTGACTCCATCACGGTCGGAGCGAGAATATTATTTGTTACTGGTTTCCACGCATTATCACCAAGGCCGCCGCTTGTTGATGGGGTTGAGTTTGGAGAGATTGTTTTCGGAAGCGCACCTTGCCATGCATACCAGTTGTCGTCTCCAGTAGGCGAGGGGCTGAATACAGCCTTATTTCTTTCTCCGCCTACAAGCGTCCCACCAGTAACGAAATCGAATGATGCTGGCTGAAACCCTGCATTTATTACTGCGTAGTAAATGTCTTGCTCGGCCTTAGAGATTAATGATGGCAATGTTTTTCTTGCCACACCAAATCTATCAGTGAATGTTGTTTCTGTGGAGTTGGAGAACTCATCAAGATTCTTTGCGTTATCAGACATGTCTCGCACGTCTGTAGATTCAATTGGATTTCCAGTGTTATACCGAGTTGACATCTCTAATCCTCGTTTGTGTTTGTTTGATTATACCATTCCAGCCATGCGTTTAGACGAATGGGCCAGGTTTCGTCTGCGCTATCAATGCGGCACCAAGATGTGTCGCTAATCAATATTGCGCATAGTTGCGATCCTTCTGTGTATCCTAACTCGCATCTTGAGCTAGTCGCTTGCGCAACAGCCCAAACTGCATCTCCGAAATCACACATTCTGGTATGTGCGCTCGTCGTAGTTGATGCAGGATATTTTCACTGTGCCGTCAGATGATGGTTGCTTGTCGGTTATCACATACAAATCAGCCTCTTTCTCTGCCGTGGTTCTGATTATGAAACGGCTCCCAACTTGGCTGTTAATCTGGTCGGCAACGTATACTCCTGTCATTGGTGATGCAGTTGTGAATGATTGTTCATTCCATGAAGCCAGCTCAACCCAATCAGTTGTCTGCCCGTTTGCTTTGGTGCATGTAGCCCAGTAAGTAACGCCAGCTTCCAAGTATCCAAGCCACGCGCTGGATGTGTAGGTGTTTCCAGATATGCCAATCACCTCACCATTGACCACGTATTCATCAGCGTATTCAACGAAGCGCACCATGTCGCCGAATCTTGGAATAAAGCCATCATCCACAACGTTAAAAGTGACGGACTCGTTTTGGTATATCAGCTTATTGAACTCAAGCTTGGCCCTGTGCATTGCCTGCGCTTCATTACCGCACCCAATGAATTTAATCTCCTTCGGGTGGAAGCTGTCGGACTCGATAATATTTCCGCTGCCATCTAGCGCTAGGTTTATGTAGCGCTTCTTGTTCTTTTCATTTACGTCAACCCACTCAAGCCTAACCCCAGTGTATTGGTCTTTTAGCATGAAGGAGTAAGTCTTGCTGTATTGGTCATCAGCAAGGTTGTAAGCGTCAAACTGGGCGACAACAATGCTTCTAGGTTCGTCCCTTACAAAGAACTCTTTTATTCCATCATAGCTAGTCTCAACGTCTAGCAGCAAGGCCAGTGTCTTGACGCGATCCCCTAGAGCTTGGTCTGCGTCGTCAAATGTAATGGAGCACTTTGTTAGCTCTGGATTGATTGCATAAACCTTGTCGTGGATTGCGTAAAGCTCGTCAACGTCAATCTCATCAACTGACCCGCCACCCATGACAATGTAATTATGCAAAATCCCATCAGCGGCAAACTCACTGGCGCGAAGGTCTGCTGGCATCTCTGTTTTTGCTGCGGCATTCCAGCCGCGAATAGTTGATCCATCCCACCAGATCATTTTACGGCTCGCCATGACGTTGAATTTCATCTCCGTTCCAGTCTCGGCGTTACCTGCTGTTGACTGGATTGTGAGAGTGGTATCTTCCGGATGAACAACGTTAGTCTTTACGCGAATTGCAGCAATTGATTCCAGTGTAGACTGGCTAGAGCCATCATCGTTTGAATTGTTAGTCCTGCGAGCCCTTACGCGATAGTAGCTAGGCGGTAGAGACTGAACTTTAAAAGTGAATGACTTGTCATCAAAAGTGTCGTCGTTGTAGGTTGCCACCGCCGACAATGCAGAGCCTGAAGGTGCCCCAGAGGAATCGCACGGCTGATACTCAAACTCAATTACAGCCTTTCCTTTCAGGCCCCTACGGAATACCGTGTTGAACCAAAGTTCGGTGCACTCAACAGTTGACAGGAACCAGCCAACGCTGACTCTATCTATTTCGTAGAGCCCAGTCTTACCAAGATAACCCCTATCTGAATATGGCCCAAAGTTTTCAACGACAACAGTGAATTGATCTATGGTGTTGTCATATGTTATTTTATTTTCGTCA